CATAGACAATCTCCCAAGAAAGTACCGCCCACTGATGTAGGCGGTACCCAGTTACATTTGGCTTAAATTAACTTATCAAAGACAGATTAAAGAACTCATTAAGGGTAAATTACTCGTATCCAATCGGTTCCAGGCTGACGTGCCTCCAATCCCTTACGAGCAGTGCGTCTGAACATTAAAGTAATCTTAGTGTTCTCATCGACTAAAAACTGCTTAAATAATTCAGCAGCTTTTTCCTCAGTGATGGGTGGATCAAAGGAGACAATATCATCCTTCTGATCTTCAGTGTGGGTGATATCGGTACACTTCCAAAGATCCAGGTTAGCATTATAGCCCAGCATATAGTCTAAATCATTCTTCTTAAAAATTATGAAGAAAGTATTACCTGAATCAAACAGACCTTGGCAGATCTGTTCTTCTTTCTCATCTATCATCGTACACCTCCTTGCTAGTTTCAATTCATACTAGAATCTATCATACCTATAAATTTACCTTCAGTGAATTCATAACGATATGAATGAATAAATCTATCATGACCATTAGACTTAGGCGCAGATTTAGTGATTACAACTGAAACATCGTATCCTTCTTTAACCAATCGACCAATAAATTGAGGATAATGAAGATCTGTTTTAAGCGGATCGCCTTGTAAAAAACATACATATAAGCCATCATCATTCAATCCATAAAATTTACTTTCAAGTCTATCTGATTCAAAACTAGTATCAAGAATCCACTTGTCGCAAGTCATATTCTTTGAAAATGGTATTCTAATAGGATCATGATCAACTGGGGCAGTAATAACAATATGAATATCGTGACGAAAACGATAATCAAAACTAGTTGCTTCATAATAACCTGACCGTTCCTGCATAGTTGTAGCAAACTCAGAAAAATCATATTTACGCTTATCATTTGGCAGGAAATACACAGAGCTAATTGCTCTAACAATAGCGTGCTTCTCATTGATAAGATTGTTAATATTCGCAATTGCAGACTTCCATGATACCTTCTTGGCTCTACGGGGAATCAAACGATCGCCAGTGCTGTATTTATAAACACCGTCTTCACCGAAAAGATACTCATAGCCAAGCTGTTTATTATTGATAAAGAAACTAAACAGTATTTCGTGCTCAGTATTCATTGTATTCATTATAACCTCCTAAAAAACAGCACACCCATATTTCAGGGTGTGCTGTCTGATTAAATCAAAATTAAATTTATTAGATAGTCATACGCTTGACAGTATCAGCAATAAACTGATAGTGATTGCCAGACTTCTTAGACTTCAGTGCATCAGCTATCGTCTTATAAGGAATCTTAACCTCAGGATTATCAATGTAGAAGAACTCATCACCGGGATGCATGATTACTCTGCCGTAGAAAAGTCTGTTACCCTTAGACGATTTCTCATTGGCATCGTAAACTACTCCGCTTACAAAGCAATAAACCGCTTCATTTCCCTGAGGATCTTTATTGTTGATATCCAGAACAGTAGTGCAGAGACTATACTGCATCTTACCAAGCTCACTAACTTTCTTACGAAGAATACCGGATACATCCTGATACATCTCCTCAAGAGAGTCATACTGCATAAGATTGCCTCTGAACTCCTTATCGTTCATACTGTCCATGAAATCTTTAAAGAAATCTCTCTGATAGAATGAACGTGCCGCCCAATCGCTTACCCAGCAAGGAGTGGTTGCAAAATCCTCCTTAAGTCTTGCGATGGTTGCTTTGACTACTGGAGTATCATAGTTGAAATCGAAGTCCTTAGCAGTGTCACTCTTACTAACATTGTTATCGTAAAACACTGCCAGAAGTTCGCAACGAACTAATGGCTTCTCATCCTCGCTGGTTTCAAAAGATGCAATCTTATATGCTGCAAGCAGAATAAGATCTTTGGGTATCCTTCTACCAAGAAGAATGATATCTCCTTCCTTAACCGGAACCAGTGCATGAAGTCCGTTAAGAACATCATCATTGGTATAAACTACAGCAGCCTGAAGTTTCTCACCTTTAGAACCGCATACAGTAAGTGCGTAACCATCGCCATACGCAGCTCCACCTTCCTCAAATACTCCAACCGCATTAGAGTTTTTAAGAAGAATGCCATCAACGTCAATAATAGCATCAACGCTAATCTGCTCACCCTTGGTAGGCTTAAACAGATCCTTCAGTCTAAGAAGAGCACGATTGCTCATACCCTTAACCTTGGAATGCATGACTCTATCGTTGCTCCTTCCATCAAACCTAATTGCGTTAAAATCTCTACGACTGAAAACCTCAGGCGCTTTAGCCTGAATGTTCTCATTATGCTCTGTCATCTCTTGCTCCTTGACAGGCTCCTCAGTCTTAACTTCCTCAACGGGAGTCTCAACCTCAGGAGCCTCAGCTTCGACTTGCGGTGCCTCAACAAACTCAGGAGGAGTGGGAATAGGAATATTCTCATCTCTCTGGTTGATACCGCTAAGATTATTTGCTACTGTCATAATACCCTCGCAACAAGTTACTAATTAAAATACATACTGCTTAATATGTCTAAGGCACGTAATGCTATCAGACTATTAATAAATATTTTAATTATTGTTGCAATTTAGTAATATATAGATAAAAAGGTATTGAGATGTACAGACCAAAGACTGGTCTGTACATCTGTTATTTACCAGGCTCTGCTTATAGCTAATGCATAGATATAACTTGTTTTACATACAACTGTGATAGTATCGCTAGTAATATCTGTGACAGCAGCACCAGGAGCAGCATCTGCATTTTCAAAATTAGAATCTGTTCCATAGTATTTGATAGATACCTGAATATCGGTTGATAAGAACGGATTAGGTACTGTATAAGTAGTATCATTAGTAGCTACCTGCATATTGTTAATAGGTACTACACAAAATCTGCCTAAACAGGTATTGACAGGTGTCCATCCGTTATCTCCGTAAACAGCACTTCCTATACAAGTCTCAGATACTTCTTTGTTACCTTTATACATCTTATTCTCTGGAATAGAATAAAATCTTTCAGATAAGAAATAAGCAAGATTGTATAAGGATACCACTCCATCGTTTCTATCAGTTTCAACAGTTAAGATTAATTTCCTGACTCTGATAGGCTGATCAAAATCAGCATGATAAACGATATCGTCATCTTCAACAGAATAGAAAGGATAGTATGCATCTACTGAATCGTATACTACACTTACTTCGTTACCAGTTTCATCTATACCGTTAACTGTCAATGTCCATGACTTAGGTACATAATCAGCATCCTCCTTCTTCCAGAACAGTGTATAACCCATTAACAGTACATCGTCAGATTTAATCGTCTGTTCAATAACTGCTCTGTTAACACCTGCTTTGGAATACCAGCTATCTGTTCCGTTGTAGATATAAGTTAATGGAGTATCAGAATTACTTGCACCATCAATAAGGCTTAATGTACCATATACATCTGAAGTATAGGCTTCAGATGTATTATCACTACCAGGATTACTCAGATTGTATTGGAATTTATCTGAGAAAATATCTATACCTTTTCTGATATTACCATACTCAGGAGGATAATAAGAAGTAGTGAAATATGGAGTCGAATTTAATTCAGCTTTAGCAAATATATAGCAAGGTAACTTAGTCGCTGTTACCGGAAGTGCTGCAACTTTCCTGAAAGTATCCACAGCCGGATAAGTTACTATTCTGTTAGCTCCATTAGTAGGTACACATACGCCAAATGATTCTTTGGTAAGAAGAATATTTGAAATAGAAGTATCAGATAAAGTTAAACTAATTTTAATCTCAAGATCAGCAGTTGCATCTAACAGAATAAATGCAATACTGTCTACTTCTATTGGATCGGGGAAAGTAATTGAACAGGTATTGGTTTCATCTATACTCTGATAATTAGTAGGATTAGTTACTCTGTGAATAAATGTTGTATTACCTGAGAATACTTTCCAATCAGTTAACTTACCATTTTTGCATTTAACTGTATACGAACTTATAGTTCTCTTGGCATGGAACTGCATTCTGAAAGTAGCAGAACTTTGAATATCTGTTTTATTTATCTTAGCATAAGTATTATCTAAAGCAAATAACTTAGGTGCTTCATTAACCAATGAACCTTTATTGGTAGTTATAACTCCATTAACCATATCAAACGAAGAATTATTCGCCGGATTGATTAACGAAGGAAGTATAACTGTTATAGGCGGAGTTAATCCAGACTGACTTAACCTTGAAGGTAATAATCCCATAGGTGCATCAGTGATGATAGCAGGAGGGATGGTTACCATATTAGCTAACTGCTTGGTCATAGCGTCATTGACTAAGGTTTCGGATTCATCCTTAGTCAGATAGTTATCATGAGTATGATCAACTTTAGCATAATCAGATAACTTAGACTTGATAATAGTATCCGCTTCAGTCTGGGAAATATATTCTGAATGGGTGTGATCAGCTTTAGCAGCTCCTATAAGGTCAGGAGTAATATTGTGCGGATTAACTGCAATCTCATGAGCATTTAACTCTGCCAAATATCTGGTAGTCTGAGCTTCTACTTCATTAGTAAGTTTATCTCTATCATGTAAGTAATCATCTTTCTTAACGAACGAAGCTGAATCAATACTTATCTGAGCTTTGGTTTTAGCACCAATATATTCATTTAATCTATCTGTTACATAGTAGACAGATAATCTGTCAATTACGATAGATTCATTCTTATTGACATCGACACCTACAAATGAAATCGTATCAGTACTAATATCATCTATAGTAAAAGATACAGTAGTTTGTCCTACTTCTCTGAAAGTAGCTACCCATTCGTTATTCTTTCTTAATTCAGCATATCCAGAAGGTATCTCACTGAAATTTGTTGTGATGAGATATGTACCGGGCTGAGCAAATGCTTTAGGATTAATAGTTAAAGAATTATCTGGTTCATTGCCTATACATTTAGCGCTATTGTCGGCAAATTCCCAATTCTTTAAAATAAAATCATCAGGTACATTAAAATAACTGTCAACCTGAGATAACGAAATAGTTGCCAGATCCTGAAATAAGTCACCATCAGGATCTATGGATTTAAGAGCTATCTTGATATCAAGGAGAGCTGACTCAAGCATCTCTTTATTGATAAGAGCTTTTCTGTCAGCAGTCTCATAATCTTCAGCAATTTTAGTTAATTTGGTTCCACCTAAAATAAGTTCGTCACATACTACTTTAGGTGTAACAACTTGCTGTGCTGTTAAAGTACTATTGTTCATTGTGACATTTCCTTTATACGTATAAAAGTCGACTCATTTAATGGCAAGATGCTCACTACCCAAAGCGGTAGTGAACATCTTGCGTTTATTTTAACTAAAACTAGGCTTGGTAATATCACTATCATCTTCTTCGTCATCGTCACCCGCAGCATAAATGTTGGTAACGCTTTTATTCTCTGAGTTGATATCGTCCATGATACCTAATTCACCTTCAAATCTATAAGCAAAAAACTTATCTTTCTCTGACGTATTCTCATGATAACGATGCTTATCCAATTTAAATGTCATCCATGGTCTATCTGTTGTATCGAGTTCCTTATTCTGATAAATAACCATATCTACTTCTCGCTGAGGGTCTGTAGAATCAGCTAACATATCAGCTGAAAACTTTTTAACAGCACCGCATGGATTCAATCTTACCATTTCATCCGCTTTTCTATTTAACTGATGTGCAGTAATCAAACAACAGTTGTTTGATTTCAAAAAGTTACAAAGATTGGTATACAGCATTCTTACCTGAAGATAATTTCCCTGTTTATCATTACCATCTTTTCGCATCATATTAACATAATCTATGATACAAACTAACGGTGTATAACCAAGTCTTACTATTTCTTTGAATTCCATAACCAATTCATTGAAACCAAAATCCTGTCCTACTTTACGGCGCATGATTAAACGCCAGCCGCACTCTTTAAAACGTTTAATACAATACTTAACTATATCAGCATTCGATATATCAGCAGGAGGTACTTCTTTCTTATCATTTATCCAAAGTTCGTTGAACATAGCTTTCATATTCTGCGGAACTTCATTTTCCATTGAATAAAAAATACAGGTTGGATTGACAAATGACTCATCTACTTTATTCAGTGTGATTATCCAGCGTGCTAGTTTAAGCAGCATCATGGATTTACCATTATGAGCACGACTGTTTATTACCAAACTTTCTCCAAGGTCTATTCCGCCATCCATGGCTTTATTCAAACCTTGCAATCCAGTAATGAATCTATTCTTTTTAGTATTGGTTGTCAATACTTCCATAGCCTTAATCAGAGATTCTTCATCATTAGAATCCATTTCTCTGGCTAAATGTTCTTCTGCTTTTCCTTTTAACTTGTTGAAATAATCATTATTATATTGAAGAATATTCTCATATGCTTCGTTTAACTTAGCTAACGTATTTTCCTGAGCAGATACTGAATTATCAGTAGGTTTGCTCATAATACCAAACATTTGTCTGACTGCCTTATCATTATGCTCAAGCATTAACCATCTGCATAATTTCTGATATGAAAATTCAATAGAATCTTCATTGACTTCAGCAGTCATCATTGACTGTATTGAACGGAGAATTTCAGGATCGTTTTGAACCGCTTTGTTGTTCTTAATACGTACTATTAAAGCTTCCATCGATGCTTTATCACTAAGCGAAATATTACTGTCCAATACTTCTCTTATTAGCATTGTATAAAAATCAAACGCATCCTGATTAAGGAGCTGATTGTTATTCAAAGCTTTAACGTGTATATCAAGAATTTTAGTTGCAACATCACGGGTAGTCTGATCATTTCTCCTTAATAATAGAAACAGTGTATCTGACAATGTTTCTACAGAATATTTAACCATGCTATTATTCTCTGACCTATTTAAACATGCAATGATTATCTTACATTTTTAATCATGAAAGATAACTCAAATTGCAATTTGAATAAGGATTAATTAAATGAATGCGTTCTTAACACATGTGTTAATCAACAATACTGATAATTCTGATCATCAGTTATGTAACTTCATCCTTGATGGATTAACTGATTACGACAAAATGAAGGTCGTACTTGAACAGGCTATCTACTATTCTTATCTCAAAGTCACTACTGGAGATAACAGTGTAGTAGAAGATATCAGTAAATCTGTCCATTCAATGTACCTTCAGTTAAAAAGATTTATCAATACTGAAAACAAAGTTCACAATGATTTTTATATCACTGGTATGGAAACCATCAGCAGTATTCTCAATGATAAATTAACCCGTGCTAATTTTGACTACAGTACTGTTGTGGCCATCTTCAGTGAGAAAGTAGAACAAACTTACTACGGTAATTTATACGTCCCTACTATTACCAAGGTATTTCTTGATATCTGGTGTAACATGATGACTGGCTGGTACAATAAAGATGAGTACCCTGAAGGTATCATGTATGATAGTGCTTTATATACACCTAATGTTACTACTATAAAAGGAAGCAATAGTCAAAACACTGTTACTTCTTACCGGGTTGCAATCACTCTGAATCCTATCTCAATCAAACAATTCTTTTTCAGTGGTTCTCCGGCTTTATGCTTAGCGTGCTTATTCAGGAATTGCGATTTTAGCGAGTATAACCTAAACGATATTCCTGCAATTTTTAGCAGCTTTTGCATCGATCATAGCAAATATGTTATGACAAACTCACCGGATGTCACATTTGTTGATGTTTGTTTCGATATGGTTACTGGAAGTTCATTCACATGCAAACCAGCAGGGAAGGATTGCATTATTGACCGTGAACCGTGGATAGACTGCATTAGAGATATGATCTCTAATAACAGGCTTAGCCCAGTTCTGGATGGAGAACTTTTCGGAGAGTTGCTTGCAAGAATAGGAGAAAACTCCGATCTCGTTAACTACTTTAAAAAACCTATCACCACAATTACCGCTACGGAAGCTCTTGCATTCCGTAAAAGCGTATTTGCAGAATTCTTAACAGATAAATTCGCAGTAGGACTTGAAGCGTTAGACGATGGAGAGTCTGATAAGAAGAAAGACGATTCAGACGATGATGATAAATCCGATGATGAATCTGATGATAAAGATGATTCAGATACCTCTGAAGATAATTCTGATGATTCTACTGATGATACTGATTCTGACGATACCGATACTGATGATCAGACAGATGATGATTCCTTTGGAACGGATACTGATACTGATTCAACAGACGATACCGAGTCATCTCAACCGGCCGAGGACAAACCTGCAGAAAACGTCCGACCTCAAATCGATCCGGGAAAGATGCTTCTTGAGTTAGCTAATCCTTCTGATTCAATGAGCGATTATATCTATCGTGAAACTGTTTCACGCAGAATCGCATCTCTCTTAAAGAATCCTCCTGAAAACGCAATGCCTAATGATCTTTTAATGCTTAAACGCTGGAGATCCAGATGGCTGTATTTAGCCAGCATTGCCTGTCTTCGTGACTTCCTTACAAGAGTATCGTTAAGATTGTCTAATGTGTAAGATTTTAAAGTATTTACTTTTCAAAATTTAGAGGTCTATAATGCCTATTAACATTAACAACAAGAAGTCAGTTCAAGAGATCTACAACGAAATGATGCGGACTATTGATTCTGACAGGACTATGTCCACAACCGACTATGCACGCTGCAGGAAGGTTTATAATGCGTGCTGCGATTTCTTAGCTAAGAATCATCTGTTAAATGCTGGTGTAAGCACCGATTCCTTTGGCTCCGTTATTTCCATGGAGGCTTTCGACGATGATACCCCGGTAGAGAATGCTGGTGTTGATGAGCTGGTAGATGAGGTAACCGAGGATAACGCAGTAGAGACTGAGACCGGTGATGCTGAGCCTGCTATCGATGTTGGTCCTGATGGTCCTGAGAAGGAAGAGACTAAGGAGGAGGTTAAGAAGGCTATCGCTGTATTCTTAGCCAAGGTCAAGGCTTGCGCTGGTAACAACACCGCATTCCTGCATCATCACTTCTCTCATGGTGGACAGGATCAGGCTCTGTCTCAGGCTATTGCCAACAGCGTAAATACTGTTTATGCTCCGTCACTGGCTGCCATGGCTAACAACATTGGTATCCCTTCTCAGGAAGCTTTCGGTGCTAACATCGATAAGGTTCTTCCTGATGTCCGTGCTTCCATGACTGTTACTCTGCTTCAGTTCCATCGTGGCCTTATTGACCGTATTATGCATCGTCGTACTTCCACTTCTCCGTACGTTAAGTATGTAGTACCGTATGCTGAAGTTTACGATATGCTTAAGAGTAATGATGAGGATCACAATGTCCGTGACTGGGGCGATCACATCATCCCGTTCATTGAACTCTATGGCGATCCTAAGGCAGTAACCAACCTGCTTCAGCCTATCATTCCTCTTGAGGCTAATGATACTGAGGGTGTTGTATTCGCTGATGGTTATATTAAGTTCGGTCCTCGTGCTAATCTGTTCGATCTGTCCGTACTTCCTAATCAGCTTGGTAAGACCCACTACAACTACACCGATCTCGTATCTGAGAACGTAATCGTTAAGTCGGTTGTTGTTGAGGTTACTAAGGGTGAAAAGAAGGAGCTCATTGAGATCCCTGTTGACAAGGTAAATGGAGCTAGGTTACAGATGACTCCTAACGTCAACGACTCTGGTATGCGCTCCTGCATGTTTACCTACACTGTAAGGTTTGATAAGAACACCAAGACCAACACTGGTGCTACTTCTGAGATCTTTGCAGCTTGCACCGATACTGATATTATCAGGGTAACTATTACTGATGCTACTTCCATCAACCTCAAGAGGTCTGATGTTCAGGGTATTGGTTCCGTTAGCTGGAAGGCATACTCTGTAACTGGTGCTGAAGTTGATCCTGCTGTTTCTGCTCTTGCTGATGAGATTGGCATGAACCTTGTAGCTTACAGTGTTGATGCTAAGTACTCTGAGGAAAACTTAAGGAAGTCCAACCTCGCTATCCGTAACCACATTCGTACCTTCGATTTCGAAATTTCGAATGGCCGTAATATTCTCGTCGATTACTCCTTCGAGGAAGAGATGCCTGAGTTCCTGATGAGCCTTGTTACTGAGGCAACCTCTCTTGGTCAGGACCACCGTGGTATCGATGTTATCATTCGTGAGCTGCTTCATGTTTACGATGTAACCAACGAGGAGAATGCTGATCCTAACTTCCGTGAGCGTCTTGATAAGATCGGATTCCAATACGTATCTTCTCAGCTCGTTCGTCCGGTTGTATATCTCGGCACTATCGATCTGGCTAATGTTGATTCTGTACGTTCCAGCGATGTACTTGGCGATATTCGTCAGTATGTTGAGTGGGAGCTCCTGAACTACATTTCCCTGATTTACCAGAACTCCTTCTATAAGCATCAGCTCAATGCTGGTGAGAAGCCGATGTTCAAGGTATTCACCTCCTCCGTAATTCTTGAGACCATCTTCAGCATTCCTCATATTCACAACCATCTGAATACTGAGTCTCCTGTTGACGGTTCTTCTGTTGAGTACAGGCGTGTACTTCCTAACGGAACTATTCTTGACTGCGTAACCTGCACATTTAACTATATGCGCGATAAGGTCGTCATGATTCCTTATCGTGAGAACGCTCCTGAGGATATTCTGAACTTCGGTCACAACTGGGATTATGGTACATTCGTTGCTCACTACAATCCTCAGCTGGACAACGCTGTCAACAAGCGTGTATTCTCGAACACCAGGTCCATGGTTATTCCTACCAACCCTATGGGTCTGTATCTTGATGTTCATAACCTTAATGAGTTCATCGATATGTTCCAGATCACCAACCCGACTTCGTCCAAGCTGCCTCAGCCTAGTGAGCTGAATGTAGATAAGAAAGGCGCATAATATAAAAATTATTCGCTAATCAACGATTAAAGACTACCATCCCTGTTACCAGGGATGGTAGTCCTATCGTTATTGCTGTATTCTTTTTAAATACTGCATACCTGCATCTAATCTTGCTCTATTAGCATCTTCTTCTGCTACATCAAACCTATGATCCGAATCTCTCTTCATAGAGAAATCTTCAGTTGCCGTCATAGTAAAATGAGTCCATCTATTACACTTTTCTATCATTGAAGCAGACTGGTGTTCATGCCTTCTTTCATGAGACATTAACATATGTGCCCATAACTCTACTGTCTTATCAGTAAACGCACCTTTAGATTGAAATTCTCTTAACTTGGATAACGCCATATATGGTCTGTACATAATGAAGCCTGACATACTTCTATGAAGATTACAAAACTCAGGTGACATTATACCAACCATAGGATCAGGATGCGCTATATCTATAATGCAATTACCTGCTAAGCATTCACCTGCTGAAAGATAAGTCCAGATACTTGTTTCATATTCACCAAGTTTAAATTCTTTACAGCGTTCCTTTTCTGTTTTCTCTGAAAGAAGAAGTTCATTAGGTTTCAATCTGGTACTCATAAAACTAAGAGCATACAGATTAACATCTTTATCATCTAACTTGGTTCCTAACTTCTGTCCTTCTTCTAAGATTTTATCATATACCTTAAAATACTCTCTGTGAGTAAGGACACCCAGACAATCTTCATTTTCCATAGGTGTCAACTTTGTATATAATTCTGATATCATTTATTAAACTCCTTCTCAAATTCTTTTTCAAGTTCTTCATAGTTCGGTAACCCATAAAATATTGAACATATTTCAACAGCATTTAAATCTGGCCTGGTTATTGCTGAAAAATATAATTCTAATGCTTCTGGTTTAAATCCATTTATTGACAATGATGCAGCTAACTGAGTTTCTTTCGATATATTAAATGCTGATATGGTGCTGGGATACATCGATGATACATCAAGGTCATTAGTAGCTACTGATACCTGTGTAGTATGATTGACTCCTTTCAGTGCTTTAACACCAACACCTACTGCTTTATCCGGAGGAAGAACAGTACCGCCAGCTTTCATAAACTGACTATCCCATTCATTATACATTGCTCTTCCTATTGAAGCTGGAAGACGTGGGTCATCTTTTTGAGTTTTACCATAATGATAAGATTCGTTCTGAACCTGAGTAGTCTGACTGGCAAACTGCGCCATTAATGAATAGCCGCATAGACCATAAATAGCATCTATATCGTTATTCTTCCATTCCATCAGCATCATAATCAGAACATCGTTAATGTTGTAAGCAATATAAGTTAAGAACTCATATGTCTGTGCATGCCAGTGATTGGTTATTTCACCAAAATGAAGTTTTCCTTGACCTAGCTCTTTGTTTGAAATATAGTCTAATGAATAAGATGAATCTCTTCCGTATACTTTTCTTAATCTCGCATATAGACACATACTATCAATAAACTGAGAATATCCAGTTATACTCATCCAGTGCCATTTATCTGTGAAATGATCTCTCTTAGCGCCATCCTCTTTCCAGTATACATATCTATACTCAGGTGGTATTTCCTTAGGTACCATTATATCAACTGGATCACCACCTAATTTCTCTATACGATCCAGTATCTTTGGAATATCGTATCCCATATTCCAAATACCTATGAAATCAGTTTTACATTCATGAATCTTTTCAAATATCCAGCGTATTAAATCCAATTCACTTTCATGAATAGTAAATACTAAATCAAATTTGTGTTTAACTAATTCAGATCCAATGACTTCATGAATAACTTTGAGACAGTCTTCTGTAGTTGCCGGTGTAAACTTATCATTTGCTTTGTCATATATTCTGCAATACTCTTTAAGCGCAGCTGTATAAATTGTATGCTCATGAATAAAGGTAAGTACATTGATACGTCCCTCCCCTCTTACTTCATTTTCAATATCGAACGCACCTTTGGTTAATTTAGGCACATATCCTTTTGGAAGTTTGTCTGAATACTTTTGACGAATAAGAGTTTCGGTACTTATATCTGCTCCATACACATATGGACTGGTACATAATTCTCTTATCGATTTATACTTCTGCCATGCTGGAAGACCCAAAGCTTGTGCTAATTTATATTGAAGTTCGGAATCATGACAGATATACTGATCCAATCTGCTAATATGTTCAAATTCCTTTTTATAATGATGATCTCTGAACTGTGGCTTAGTTATCCAAAATGGTCTAACTGGATCTCTGATAATATTAAGATGATCTACCCATTTCTCAGTCCCATCATCGTTTTTAACCAGAATTTTTTCCTTAACAACTACCGCATCTTTAGATGAATCATTATCCTTGGTTTTACAATGCGTTGAATGAATATAGAATCGTATGTTATTCATTTCAAATCCCTAAAATCTTAAACCTCTATAATAGTTCTATTGTATTTGTTAAATTAACAAAAAATAAAAGTGCGTACCTTAATTGGTACGCACTCATACAATCAGCAAATACCACTACTGATTAGAAGCACATTTCAACGAGCTTCTCTGCAAGCTCTTCTCCAGGTGACTTCTTTTCAAAATTCTGCATAACAAGTGCATAAAGATCTTCGGCACTTATTTTGAGTTCTTCTTTGTGGCAATAGGTGGTAAAGGTCTTGCCGTTCTGAACACTCTTGTAAACAAACATAAAATGTCCTGCAGCAACAGGGTTACCCTTCTGAAAGCTGAACGCAAGCAAACGTCCAGTGAAGGCCTTATCCTTACCATTATTATCAAACGTAATATGAATCAACGGACAAAGGCCATTGACGTTCTTAAGATCGTCGTTAACGGCTTCGCAGTCATTCAGATCGATCTCAATTGATTTAAGTTTCATCATTAATCACTCCAACAAAAACCGCTCACCTAAAATTCAGCATGAGCGGCATTATCAAAACTGCAAACTAAATTTAATTAATGAGAATCAATATTCATACATAAAAAGGTCTTCAATTGCCTCCTCTTCACTTACACGAAGCGTACAAAGCTCAGACAGATATTCATCACGTTCCTGTTCGGTAAAGTCTGAACTTACGAATGAATTGTTCGTCGGACCGACTATTATCAGTTGTTTTGATTCGATAGCTACTGAAAGCTTCTTGATCTGATACTCGCCGCTATAATCACCACAAGGAGTATACGACAAATACCTGAGCGTCAAACGATTCTTTTCGACATCACGAATGCAGTAAAATACCCATCCTTCTGAACGATAAAGTTCGTTCTCATCGCAACTGGCAGTTACTCTGATAAACGGATAACGCTTAATAACAACACCGTGTGCGACAGTCTTTGCTACTTCCTTGTTCGCACCAGCATCAATCACAACAGTGCAGTGATTAGCGGACATAACGGTTTGCAGAGCTTTATTTAATTCAGTCATATTTGTTTCTCCTCAATACCACAAAGATCACCCGCTACAAGAACGGGTGACCCAAGTGGTTTAATTAAACAACCTACTAACGATTAGATTCCGAGAAGCTTCTTAAGATTAGCTTCGTAATCAGCGACTATTGACTTCGTCACAGATTTAGTCATCTTGTAATCGTCGGTGACCACGTATCCTTTCTCAACCTTCTCATCACTAGAAGGAATTGGATACTTCTTGTAAGAAGCAGCAGTTACCTTCCTTGTTCCGAGAGGTGTCGTTACCGACACCGAGGACTCAACAGCCTTAGCATCGTCAGTCTTACCAGCCTTAACCAGTTCTTCAACCTTGGCACTGAGGACATCGCCATTATAGCGATTAATTCCATCAGTAACCTCAGTTTCAACTGAGGCCTGCTTCTCAAGGATCTCCTTAGTAATTCCCTGAGAAGTCAGGAAGTCACGGTAATTCTTAAGGGTCAGAGTAGTTCCGATCTTGGTCTTACCATCCTTGTCCTTAGCCTTCTCCTCCTTGTTACCATTTTTAACAAGAAATTCCGCAAAGGTCTTGCCACTCTCAACGGCGGTCTCTTCCTTCTTAACTTCTTCAGCCATAATTTTCTCCTATATATTTGGCGAAATAGTTAATATAATAAGTGATCCTTATTATACTCAATACTGATCACTTAACCCAATACATTTTAGTAATATATTTTTATAAGTTATTTGAACTTATGCATAAAGTATCTTACCAAGCTGTATCATGAAATCTTTATTATAAATCCAATACTCTGCAAAGTAATCAATATCGTTTACTGTTCTAAGTAAATGGCCAATGTGAATTGGAACATCAGGCAATTTTTCAATAGAATTCAATCCGACATTATTAGCTCGCATAGCATCGCAAACCATTGCAATTAAATCAGGTGTCATTCCCAGAATATTGATGGCTCTAAAGTATTGTTCAAATGTTACATGTCCTCTGACATTATGCAGATTCTGAATAAAAATCTGAGCATTGGATATGTCAATACCAATATCGCATAAATGACTTACAGTAAGATAAAATATATCCAACGGCGAGCTTATATATGTTTTAGTGATAATGGTATCAATAACGTAATTCATTGACGAAGCTTCGCAATTGAATCCAATAGCGCTAAGCATCGTATAAATATGTTCTCTAATATGTGCTCTGCAATTAGCATTTATGCAAAAACGCATACCATTATAATTAGCAAGTCCTGTGTGGCATACAGGGCAATATCTCATTCTCAGATTAACACGCTTCGATATTGAAGGGTGCTTTACTTTAATCAGGAACCGCATCGTTACAATGCTAATATCTATTACATCGCCAACTGCTAAGTCAAAATCAGAATCGCGATGCATTAAAAGGCCAGGTATCTGATTAACGCAAGAACCTTTGCTATCAAAAATTGGTGTTATCTGAACAAATGTTATTACGCTATCATCAGTCGAAAATTGTGTATAAAAACCTGTTACGGTTGCTGTATAAGATTCCATTTTAATTATCCCGGATTAATCATTGGACATAGCTGTTGTCCGATTAAACTATCTGGGCATTTTAATCACACTATTAGCTCTGTATTTTAAAAAAATATATGAACAACTAGTCAAGTTATCTACTTGACTAGTTATTTATTTAAGCTTCAGTCCAGGCATCCTGGCATATCTGTCTTAATCTTGACTCCGGTATATGTTCAAGTTTGACAGTAGCATTCTCTACAAATACTTTAATGTTGTCAATATCAGTAGTATTCGTAGAAGTAGCAGTTGATAACGACGCGATAGCTTCTTCTTGCTGCTTGGATTGTTCTGCTACATTATTAAGAAGCTCTTCGTTACCTGTAATGTTTTCAAGTCTCTTATCAAAATTATCTGCCACACTTTGAATATACGGTTTAACTGTAGATAAGCAAAAAGTCTTCATATTAGGCAAAGACATAATCAAATCTCCTTTATACTGACTATAGCATGAACTTGCATTTTAACATATGCTAATCATGACAAAGTAGTCTTATCGAGGATCTAATTATGAGAATAAACAGAATACTGCTCAAAGGATATAAAAGATTCAGACTTGATAATATCGATCAACTAGAAGCTGAATTTCCAAGTAATGTAACGGTAATCATAGGTAGTAATGGAAGTGGCAAAAGCAGTTTGCTCAGTGAACTATGTCCTTTACCTGGGGTAAGAAGCGATTTTGAAGCAGATGGCAGAAAGGAATTAGATATAACTCACAACGGTAAAAATTATCAGCTAATCAGCGATTTCAGTAATAAATCGTCTCCTCATTCTTTTATAGAAAATGGAACTGAGCTTAATATTGGGCACACCACTGATATTCAGAATGAACTTGTGCTAAAATATTTTGGTATAACTTCTTCAGTAAGAGATCTGATTTACAATAAAATCAAATTAACCAAAACCACTAAAGCAGAAAGAAGAAATTTCTTTCTTAAAATAGCTCCTATGGATCTCAGTCTAATTCTTGATACCCATAAGAAAACTTTAGGAAAAATTAAAGATTGCAAAGCTAATTTAACTTTACTTTATACTAAGAAAAATAATCTTGAAAGTAAAATGATGTCTGAAGAAGTATTGAGTAACAACATCAATACTAAAGATAAGTTAAAAGCTAAATCATCGGCACTGCAGAATGTTATTCTGAGTCTGACTCAGCATATCGAAACTATTAAAAATACTTACAGAGAAGATCTTCTTTACAATGAAACTATTAATACTTACGAAATTCATCAGGCTTATCTAAAATTCAGAAGAAATCTATTGAATTATACCTGTGTAGCCAGAGGTGAAAAATTCGATAAAGAAAAAGACAAACTTAATTCTGAGTTATCCAAACTTAATGAGAAAAAAGAAAATTCATTAAAAGCTATCGAATCTCTGACCAATGAGATTGAAGAATTTAATAAGCATTTGGATAGTAATGAAAACGCAAGATCGGCTAATGCTATCGAAAAAGATATTCAGGAAATAGATTCAGCGTTATCTGAGTTGATTGTATCCGACATTGAAGCTATACCGGAGAATGAATATCCGCTCCATTATAATTGTATTGAAAAAATTCAATCTTCTTTACAGACCTTTATGAACTGCAGCACCGATATGCTTCCTATTGATGAGCTGTATGAGAAAAAAGCAAGATTGAGAGAACTTAAACAATCTCTGGATAGTTACAATATAAGTATTAATTCTCTGAAAGAAAGTATAATGGAAATAGAAAATGAACTGACTGCTTTCAAAGAAAAAGCTCAGGTACCCGCTGAATGTTCTATGAAATGCGGTTTAAGATCTATTTTCAGATTAAGGAGCGATAAACTTAATGAAAAGATTAAATTAACAAAAGATGATTTAATGAGCAAAATTCATGACAGAGATAAGTTAGCTGAAGAATATAAAAAGCTCATTAGTTTACTTACTCCGTTTATAAAATACAAATTAGTTGAAGCTTTTAATAGCATTAAAGATTGTCTATGTGGCAGTAAATTTAATCTGTATAAATCTGATGCTGATTTGATTGAAAGAATCAATAAGCAACCTGTTAAACTCATAGCTGATATGAATGAAATCATGAAAATGTCGGATATCATTCATAAGCGCGATGATCTTCTCAATAAAAGAAAGCTTTTAGAAACTGAGCTGTCTGCTATAGTTTCATCTTCAAATGTAAGTACAAGTTTCATTAAAAAAGAGCTGGATAAAAAGACTATAAAATTAGGTAAAGAACTCAAAAATAAAACTGATATTGATAGGCAGCTGAAAAGAGTGGATGTAATATGGAGACGATACCAGGAGTACTCTACAGATCTTAATGTAATCAGAGAATTACAAGATAAATACAATCGAGGAGAACGCTCTCTTGTGGTAAAGAAGGCTATAGAGTACTGGACTAACGTACGTGATAAATACAGTCAAATGAATGACGATATTCAGGAAGAATTGAGAAACATCGAAACTATCATCAAAGAACAGGAAATGCTTAGACATACTTACGATACTGAGATTATACCAAGTATCAATAAAATAACCAAAGACAGAGAAGTACTTAATAAGATTGAATATGCATTATCACCTAACACTGGTATACCTCACGACACTATGGTAAAATATCTGAATGTGATGATAAATAATGTTAATTATTTTCTATCACAGATTTGGAGTTACAAAATGCAGTTAGATACCATAAGCAATGATGGTAATCTGGATTATGGTTTTCCTCTGACTGTTTATCATAATCAGTCCAAAGATATCAGTTTACTTAGTGATGGTCAATGTGAAGTCATCGATCTGGTATGGGTATTATCTATACTTCTTCAAATGAACCTTTTGAAGAATATACCTTTTTATGCAGATGAAATCAGTAGATGCATGGATACTTATCATAGAGGAAAAACATTGCAGTTTCTAAATTCATTGATTGATAACAATCTGATTAGTCAGCTCTTTATTATCAATCACTTTGCTGCTATAAGTGAAGGATTTACTGACAGTAATGTAGTATGCTTGAACAACGACAATCTTAATGATTTACCCAGTAATACAAATGAATTTGTAAAAATTACTTATAATTAAGAACAAGCAGTTCTCTGGATATCCAGAGAACTGCTTCATATCTTAATTGGATACTGTTTTGAATATAGGAACTCTTCTTCTATACACTTTCCAGCCATCGATATACTGATTGTCTACGCTAAGAGCATAAACTATGCCATCATCATCTACATGAATGTGATGGTATCCTTTGCTCTTAAGAAAGTTCTCAGCTTCCTCACCTTTTAACTGTTCAAAGTTAAGTAAGATCTTAGGTGAAAGAAATACTTCATAATTATATTTCAATTAAATTATCCTCTTAAAATTTAATCTGGTCTTCGGTAAATAAAGCATAACTAAATGAGTTTCCCCATTTATCTTTAGCCTTATTTATCACGGACATGAACTCATTAAAATCATTACTCGCAGCTATAACACTGCAGCCTAATGACCAATTATCAACATTAATAGATTTACCACCCGGAATAGCAGTAGCTCTGTGAATATTGGTATAGGCTATTTCCTCATATTGCTTGCCTGAGAGATCAAGAATCTTATCTCTATTATTATCTCTCCAATATTTCATAGGCTTAACCTGTCTTAAAGCCTGATACTTACCGTGATGAAGTCCTACTGCATAAGCACCTTTATAATAACCAGGTACTAAGATAGCAGTTCCATTACAATTCTGTGGTTTTAATCTTCCAGCTACTCCCGGGTCAACAGTAGCATCATACTTCTTGATTCTCCATTCATCATTAACTTTATAGACTATACCAACGCAGTCATTAAAATTATTGGAATCTTTATCTTCAGTATTTCTTATACCGAATACATTTACATTATAATCACCTTCAGTAAAGAAAGGATAATTAAGTGCTGTATAAGTTCTCTGCATAACTGAAGGAGTAAGCTTATTTAAAAATGGGCATACACTCATATTTTATTCTCCTTTGATGTTACTTATAGCATGAGCCATGCAATAGCTAGGTATAGCGAGGACAATGAATATGATAGATGGTATTAAAATTATTCTAGAGAGAATATATAGAACTATACCACGTCCTGTTCTCGAAGCTGCTTTCAAACCTTGGGAAACTGGCACCACTCTTGACGAATGCATCAAAAACAAGGTATTGTTATCCAGCGTTCGAGATGAGATTAGTGTCAGAGGTGGTAAGATCTATAGAATCATGTTAAATCTTGATTGGTGTGAATATACCAGTTCTCCTTCTCCTTATGCATTAGGCATAAGTGGAAGTTATAGTACTTACCGTATACCTCCTGAAGCAAGAGAGAACAGAGATATAAGCTGTATATTAAGTGTAAGATTCCCTTATAGTATCAATACCAGTTCAAGCGGTAACTTCTATAACACCTGCAGTACCAGAGGTAACACTGTAAGCGGATTAGCCTGCGCTGCATTGCAATCTCAGACTAATGCTAACTTACTCAGTACACCTACTGGTATTATACGTCCAGGTAATGTTATTCAACTTGATCCTCCCCAGTATAACTGGGTTCCATGGCAGGTTACTGTAAGATTAGTTTATGACGATAATTTCAGCGGTATAGATGTAAGTACTGCATTACCTCTTATCGATGTATGTGTATATGCGGTACAACAGTATATTTATAATGAACTCGTATTCGCTGTTGAAAGCAACTTAGTAGTTCACGGTATGGAAATCGGTGTATTCAGAGACATTATAAATGAATATAAAGGTGCTGAAGATAAATATGCTGAAGCATTACTTGCCTTAGGTGGTGCTGAAACATACGAACCTCAGAGGCTCAAGAATATTTTAACCCGTATGGTTCCAAGACGATAATAAAGATCACTCTCTTCCTTAATGGGAGAGAGTGATTACTTTATTTCATTGCTTTAATTGCTACAAGTATAATGTAAACAATGAGAGCTATTTTTAATGCCGATACTGTAGTCTCACGGGTTGAATATTGAATCTGTTGAATAAGCACATTAACCGTTGCTTTGATATTCAGAATACTTTGATCTGATATTCTTGAAGATGAATACACATTCTTAGCTGCTTTAATAACCAAGATAGGTTTATTGGTATCTATTCCGTTTCTGCCGCAATATCTATAAGTCTGACGTACTACATTATCTATGAATATATAAGGGCCTAATAAAAGAATAGTATCATCTTGCTCTTTGGTTTCAGACTTTTTATTTTCTTTGATTTTCTTAGTAGCATATTCAGAAAATCCTATCAGCATATTTCTAATTTGCGTATTGTTTACTGCAGTAAATAAGGAAGCAGTTATTCTGATGGCTGCATCATCTAAGAATCTTGATACTGATAGGCAATCTGCATATACTCGTTGAATACAGGTATCCAACTGAGTTTCCTGTTCTACATATCTGGATTCACCTGTTTCATTATCTGTACCTATCGTGCTATAAGAACCAAAAGTATCATTAGTCTCCTTAACTCTCATATACTCTTCTACGAAGATATTGATCTGATTTCTGATTCTAGTCTGAAAATCAGTCATAAAGTAAAGTACATCTTTATCTTCTACAAAAGTATCAATAGTTTTTCTATGTATAGAGTCAGGAGCAAGCATATCCGCTACTCTTGCTTCCATAACCAACTTCCATGTTCCATATCTCTTGATATCAAACTTAGCAGTTAACTGTTCAAAAGTGGCCTGCATCGTTGCTTCATTTGGTTTATAAGGAAAACGATGATTAACTAATGAAGTAAAATATTTATACTGCAGAATTTTCAATACAAAAGTTTCACCTTTTAATTTAAGATCGTTAGACAATTTAGATACTGCAAAACAGTGTACTACATAAGTACAAAATAAATTAAAAGGATCAGATACTACTTTAAAACTCTTATCAATAGTAGGAATGCTATTGATAATCTTTTTCATATCCGAGGTAGTAAATCCCCTGGACATCATATCTTTTGCTTCTAACTGAGCTGACTTCTTTAATAACGGAATCAGATTTCTTACCGAAAATCCAAAGACCATATCTCTGGAATTACTTACTATGTTAGAAGCAAAATCTTTACCATCTACATCAAACAAATCAAAAAAATCATCTTTATTCCTCTCAGTAAACAAGCACTGATATAATCCAAGATAAGGAGAAGCAAATGCATTTAAATTAGTACCTGTTGATTCATAAGTCACTACAAATCTATTTAATCTCTGTACCAAATCCGGAGTTATGTCTACATGTACTTTCTCTGTCAATATATCTCTTATTTTAGTTGTCATTTATTTCTCCTCACCTCAAAAATCTTCTTGCAAAATTCTTTATAGAAGATTCAGCTGAAATATTACTATTAATTTGATTATTTTCATATTTAACCTGAGTCATAGCTAATGGAGCGACTTCAATCACCGAATCATCTACTAATGTGTTAAGATAATTCAATTCTCTTTCATATGCTTGCTTTAATACGTAAGAAATACTATCATTCATTTTAGATTGAAGTTCAGCTATTCTTCTTCTTATGCTTATCTGATTAGCTCTTTCTTTAGAAGATATATTAGCTGCGACTGAATCAATAGCATTTAGCACCTGAGAATCAGCTACGCCATACGATCTTAAATTCTTCCCATAGAAGATAAAATAATTAGCTAATAGATGTGAAATAACCTGGTCATCGTGCTTGCCGGATTCATGATCGATTCTTCCTGCTCTTAAAGTAAGATTACAATATTCTGATATAAGCGTTCTATCGTATATTCTATCCGCATTTAACTCCAGCATCTTCATCATAACGTTCTTATACAAAATAGTTCTTGATGAAGCTGTAGTTAAAAATCCAAATACCGCTCTTACTCTGCCTATCAGATTTTTATAAGAATAAATATCTATACTGGCATATTTAGGATCACCTAAATTTTGAATAACTTCGTTATAAATTCTAAAGAATGGATTGATATTGTTATCAGCCAATACTTCAAGCAAATAATCAATGATCACTACACCAGTAGATTTTCTTTCAGGTACTAAAATCAATCCCGGAAATCTGATCATCAGCTTAAAAATAAATCTGGCTACTTCCATAGTATTGGATTCGTTACATCTGCAAGTGGCTAAGGTAGCCATATTCGCAAAAGAAGTAAAAGTCATGGTAGTAAAGTCTCTACCAATGTTTTCAGACGTATCCAATCCTAATGCTATCGGGCTATTTCTGAATTTTGACGATTTCACTACTTCTTCTTTAACATACCACTTAATCATGAACCCATCTGAAATATCAGTATACAGAGGTTCTTTCAATGAATTTCTTATCTTTCTTCTCATCTCTTCAGTTAAGATGGCATTATCAGAAGACGATTTCCAGATATTGAGAAGATCACGATCGATATCATCCTGAGACAAATTAGCACGGGCTGCTGCCTGTTGAAGCCACGTATCATCCTTACCTAACTGCTTATATGAAAATTCCAAATACAGCATTGGAGAAGCAGATGATGAATTCTTGGCAATAACTTTAAGAAGTTCATCCCGATTCTTAACATCATACATAGCTTCATAGAAAGGAGCAGCTTTCATAAAGATATCAAGAGCGAATGCACCTTGTCTTATATCCGGATTACCAGCAGTAGTAGTATACACAATAGGAGAAGGCAATCCATGCTTTCTGGCATTATTGGAAGCAGCAAGCATTGAGTTAACAGCTGTTGGAACAACTATCCAGTTATAATTCATAAATGCAATTTCATCAAAATGAATTACAGCCATCGTTGCCCCGCGGCCCAGCTTAAAGGCACCATTTTCATCATTGGCTGAAGTGAACGTTTTGTATTCGTTATTTAATCCAGCATAAAACAGTCCTTCCTTTCTATCCGAATCTGTTGACGATTTAACTATCATCCATTTAGGCAATCCCTCTTTCAGCTCTTTGAGACGAGATACGTTATCTTGTACCAGAGTAGCATCTTTAGTAAACATTCCTATATCTAAGTTAGTGCCCATGACATACATCATGTAGCACACTACTACTTGAGTACCATAAGTTTTACCTGTCTGACGTGGCATTATCCAACCCACATCGACATCATTCATGAATGACCAAATGAATGCTAAGTTACCTCTATTGAGCACATATGGAATACCGTGTTCATCACCTGCCACTGGTATTCTTACTACTTCTCTTACAAAGTACCATATATTTCTTTTACATTCTGTAACTATTCTGGCTTGCTGCTCTAAAGTTAAATCTTCTGAATGTGGGTTTACACCTTTCAACTTAGGATCTAATAAAGAAAGAAAAAAATAATTATTATGTATTCCCATTCGTTTAAGAACAATAGACATTCGTAGAAACGAAAGATTGGGGGTATCGTAATCTATGAGTGCATTGTTCTTAGCAACGTCTTCATCATATAAAATACTCATGTTACAATCCTTAACCGTCTAAGACTATTCCATGCTTTATATGAGAAAAACAAAAAAATAAAGCCGCGATTTCTCTGCGGCTTATTCACTAGATTCCAGTGCCTCGGCGTAGCTGTTAGACTACCTTCGGCTTAGACCGGCTGGTACGGGCGGGTGGCTGCTGAGTGGCTTAGTCCTCAGCCTTAGCAGCCTTCTTGGCTGCTTT